AAGATTGCCATCTACCCAGCATATCTTTGTGTAATTAACATAATCTTGTGGAAGTACCATCGTGTTTGATGGTGGAAGTGTGATTTCTTGAGATTTTATAGATTTAAAAACATCAAAAGACAACTCTTGAATAGCTCTCTGCGCGTGAAAAGCTACATCCGTTCTTTTTACTTTTGATATTATTTTGTTTTCACCAACGTAAGCGATTATAAAGTTGTTTACAATATCGTTTAAAGAAATAAATTGATAACTACCAAAATCATTTCCGTCGTAATAATCTTGCTGCGTTTGATTTAATAATGCCATTTATTTATTGTTTTTCTTGTTGAATATTCTTCGCGTCTTCTCCCGCTGCTATTTGATATAATTCTGGATCTTTAAGCGTAAAACCTGCTAAAGTTAATATTTTTAAAACTAATTCTGTTTCTTCAGATGGATGTAAATCAAAATCTTGTCTATCGTTAGCCGTTGCGTTAAACAAAGCTTTATCACCAACTACCACATAAGTCCAGCTTACCATTCTTGGTGATTGAATATAATCTATATTCGCTTCTGTTAACTCATCATTACCAGCTATTTGAATAGTATTATTTACTGTGTCAACCATATAAATAGGTCTATCAGCGGTAGGTGTTGCTAATGGGCTATTTGGAAACATTCTAAAGTCTTTTCTACTAACACTCTCCATTATAGTATTACCTGATCTAACGTTTGATAATCTATAAAATCTTGGCAATCCATTTAAATTACCAGTAGGACCATTTGCTTGAAGAGTTAAGGTTAAAACAGCAGTTACTTCAAATACACTTATCTTTTCTTCTAACATATCAACCATATCAGCGTGTTGTGTGTCATTACCAGGTACTCTTCTAAATTGATTTAAATCGTAGAAATACTGCTCGAAAATATCCATTTGTGCCTGGTTAGCAAATATATTAAACTCTTGTGGCGTTATATATCCTCTTTGTTCTTTATTTGCGAGAGTTAAAACTCTTTGATATACTCTATCTACGTTTATCATAATATTTTTTTATTGTAGTTACGATCGCCCCGTAGGGCGACCGCTCTACAGTTTGATTATTTATTTAATCTTTTGTCTATATTTGCATATACTTCCATACCTTCATCAGTTTTAAACCAATGTGCTAAAGCAGTATATGGATGTTCATCAAATGGTATTGTCATTATCTTTCTACCGTTACTTCCCCATAAGAAGTTTCTTTGATCTTGAGATAATCTTAATATACCGTTTTCAACAGCTCTAATACCAAAGTTTCTTAGTATTACATTTTCATCATCTGCAAGTTCTAAGAACAATTTAGGGTTGTTTCTAGCAAATAGTAATAAATCACGTTTAAGCTCCTTAGAACTCAAGTTAGATACCTCAGAACCAATCTCTACACGCATAATAGCTTCTGCCATATCAATATCAATGTTTCTAGCAGCAGTTAAAGCATCTACTTGCTCGTTTAACAATTCTATTTCGTCAGCAGCTAATTTAGATGGTTGATGTTCAATATATAGTTTATCTTTATGTGGGTGATACAAACTTAATAGTTTTTGTAAAACTGTTTTTTCTTTTGGTACAAATAAACTACCAGATCTAAAAATTATATGTTCTAGTCTTTGATCACCTTTCATTTCATCTACAAATGAAGTTTTTTGATTAGAACAATATTTGAGCTCTCTTTCATAACCTTTTACTTCGTCAAACCAATAAATATTAGCTGATTTAATAGTTCTTGATATAGGTTTTCTACGCCCTGTCAAATAATACATCCTATCTTTTATCTCCCATTCGTTTGATGGTTTCTTTCTTTCTCTTGCTGGTGGTATTGTTTCAAGTATTTCTTCAAACACCTCACCAGGTTCATAAGTATTTTCTTCAATTTGAGGTTCTTCAACCTTTACTTTTTTTGTTTTCTTTGCCATAATATAATATATAATAAAATTAATAAAATAAAAGGCCGAGGCCGAAGCCCCGGTCTTTTGATATAATAAGTGCTTACTTCATTAACATAAAGTTATTAGCACCTTGTGTAACTAAACATCTCTCAGTTAACATGTGGATTTGCATCGCATCTAAAGCAGATGTAGCAGCTCCAACAGAACCTGTAACCCAAGATTTCATTCTTCTATCGTCAGTTTGTGAAGCTCTATATCTAACGTGTAAGAAAGGTCTCTTAAGATTCATACCTAACATTTGGTCATAAACCGTAGATGTACCAGCAGGAACTATGATACCTCTAATAGCATCAGCAGCGTTAACCGCATTAATTCCACCTCTAGTAGCTTTGTCATTTAAGTATCTGAAATCAGATTTGTAGAAGTCATAAGAACCTCTTCTGAAACCAGTGAAACCTAAGTTTAAAGCCATACCCTCAGAGTTTTGGAATACTCCATAAGAAGTACCACCAGCACCATAAGAATTCATAGAAGCAAGCATGTCATCCATAGCTAACGAAGTAGCTCTGTTTACGAACATCATGTTTTCTTCAATAGCTCCTTGAGAGTCAAACTCAGCTAAAATAGCATCAAATTCAGCTAAATCAGTAGCAGCATTAACACCAGTTACACCAGTAGTAATGTTACCTCTTGATTCGATAGCAGCGAATAAACCTTCTGTACCAAATTCTCCAGTATTACCAGCAGTAGTATGTGGTAAAACACCAGAACCATCAAGTAAAGATTGGTTAGCAGTATCGTGAATTTCACTTTCTAACATCGCCATTTCGATGTAGTCAGTAAATCTAGCTCTTGTATCAGCTTCAGCTTTTAGGTACCATAAATAACCAGCGCCACCCATTTCAGAAGCTACTTCAACCCAACCGATTCTAGCTGTATCAGAACCTGATACTTCGTAGTAATCTTTCATAATAATTGGCTTGTTAGTAAAAGACTTAAAGTCTGGCTCGTTAGCACCTCTAGTATCAGTAGCTGAACTTGACGTTCCACCACTCTCGTAAGATCTTCCTTTTGAGAATTCAGAACCGTAAACTAATACAGTAACAGATTTAGAAGTGTTTGAATCAGGTATTAAACCAGTAGATGTACCAGTTCCAGCATCAGAATATGTAGAAACAGATACCGCAGCGGCAGTAACATCTACAACTAATGCTTTGTAAATACCAGCAGGTGTAGCTACCACAACCATATCATTAACTCTAATACCGTGCTTAGTAGCAGTAAAACCAGAAGTTTCATCGATATCAGATTCAATAGTTATTTTAGTAGTTGCACCAGTAGAGTTAGAGTTAACACCTGAGTTAGTATCGCCAGTAGCGATTTTTGCTTTGTAAGATAAATGTAATCTACCTTGCTCAGACCAAACAACTTGGTCAGCCGTCATTGGCTCTTCAGCTCCAACTTGCGCTAAGAAACCTGAAATAGTCCTAGGACCAAATACCTCAGCTTCTTTCTCCATTAGATCTGGTAAATATTGCTGCGCCCAACCTTGTCCAGCAGTCGCAGTAAAATCAATGTAGTTAGTTGAAAGTGTTTGCTGTTGAGCAGCAGGTACACTATTCAAATTACCACCAGGATTCGAAATTGCCATAATTTTGTAATTTTAAATTGTTATTTATTTTTTATTTTTAATTTGAAACTTAAAATCAGAACTATCTTCATTAAGGATTCTCGCCTTGAAACCGCTAGTGTTTATGTTCTCGACATGTTCCTGTCTAGGATCCATACTAACATTTTTAGATTTAGCAATGCTGTCTTTTATACCGTCAGCTTTACCTTGTTCATAAAAATGATTAGCAATTTGATCAGGATTCATAGCTGTAAAAAGCCCTTTATGATAACCTTCAACATCGTTCATAGTATTATCTTCATTCAGAAACTTTCCTATAAAGTTATTAATATCACTTTGTTGAGTTTTCACGTTGTCAACGTCTTTAACATTAAATCTAAATCTTTTTTCTCCGACATTATATTCAAAACCTTTGAACTTATCATTAAAAACGTTTTCAGATTTTCTATGAAATTCTTCTGACATCTTTTTATTTAACTCTGATTCTTTGTTGTATCTATCGAAGAAATTAATAGCTTCTTGTTGATCTTTAGTAAGTTTACTCCCAGCTTTAATGTCTTCGTAGTATTTGGATTTTGCACTTTCCAAGTGTTGCCTTGCTTGAGCAACTTGCTCCTTCATGGCTAATTTTTTTCTTTTAATATCTTTTTCCTCTTCTAACTCTTCATTATATGAAAAACTATCGTCCATTATAAACTCTATTTCTTCATTCGTTAAGTGAGGTTTTGTTTGTTTATAGTACTCGTGTAATAACGTGTGATTATCCATTTCAGTGTAGTCTTGATTTAACCTAACATAATCACCAATATCACCACCTGTATCATCTATAAAATCAACTAATTTTTGAATGTTCTCTGGAAGAGGTTTTCCAGTTTCTTCGCTTTTAACAATAGCATCTACAACTTCTTCCTTAACATCCTCTATTTTTTCTTCTATTGGAGCTTCTTCTACCTTTGTTATTTCTTCTATAACAGGGACTTCTTGTGTTTCGGTTTCCGGTTGTACCTCTTCTTGTTCTTGTGCGGGCTTGGCATCCTCAACGAGTTCAACCACTCCTGCGTCGTCAGTGTTGTTTTCAACAACTTCTTCTTTGGTTTCATTTACTTCTTCTGGTTTTTGATCTAAATTTACCTTAGTTACAGTTGGTTCACTAAGATTTATTGGTTTCATTTTCATTTTTTCCTGAACTTTAGTAACATCGCCTTTAGTTTCGTTACCCTCAGGTTGTTTTTCAACTTTTGTTTTTACTTTTAACGAGCCTACTTCGTTATCTACTTTCGGCTCTTCTTTTTTCTTTGCCATAATATAATATAATAATAGTTAATAATTTTTATCTAGGACCAAACTGCGACATATCGCCAACAACCTCACCTCCTATAACATCGTTTCCTGAAGATTCAAAATTTTTAGGTGGTTTATTGTTTTTTCTTTGGTCTATAAGTTCACTTTGCTGTGAAGCTTGTATTTTTGTTCTCTGATCTTTACGATCTTCTTTTTCTTTTTCTCCAGCAGACTTTTTACCCTGCTCAACACCTTGTAACTGTAAGTTATATTGGAACTCTTGTTGCATTAGCATTTTCTTTATTTCTGCCTCTTGATAAAGTTTTTCTATTTCTAACTTAGTTTTAGCTTGTTCAATAGATATTGTTGTTTGAGCTAAAGCTTGTTGTTTTTGAACCTCTGCTTGAGCAGCCGCTTGTTGTTGAGCTGCGTTAGCTTGAGATTGAGCCTGCATGTTCTCTTGTTGAACCTGTTGGTCTCTTTGTATTTTCTTTCTTCTTTTTATTTTTAAAAGTTGATTTGCTAGTTTAATATTTTTAATATCTCTTAAATCAATAGCGTCTTCAAGCTCTATACTTTGTTGACTTAATGCTATCTGAATATTATTTTCTAATATAGCTTTTTCTTCTTCATCTGGAGCTAACTCAATAAATATACCAAAATCATAAAGATGTAACTGTGTCATTTCATGAAGCGTAGCTACATTATGTGTTCCTATTTTTTGTATAAAAGCTTCTTTAGTTGGTGAATATTCTATAATGTCAGATATTCTAAGTGATAAAGATTCTGCAACTTCTTGAGTTAAAAATAAACCGCCTTGTAGTATATGTCTAGTAGCTGTGTTTGAATTTGCTGCTGCCATTTTTTGCACGCCCACTAAAGCCCTTTCATCTGGTTTAGCCGCATCTCTAGCTTCGTTTAATCCTGTAGTATCTCTTATCATTTGTAAATAATAATTATAATTACCTACAAGAGATTGTAATTTTTGACCTCCACTTCCTGAAGCTATTTCTTGAATAGGTACCTTACCGGGATTCATATCTCCTTCTGATGTCAATGATCTACCAATAATCGATCCAGTTTGGAAGAACATATTTAACGCTTCTTGTGGATTATAATTTGTGCCGTTACCAAGATCAACTTCAGCTAATCCATCAGCATCTAAATACACTCCATCTGGAACCATTCTAGACATCACCTGTTGTAGCTTTAGATGCGTTAGTTGAATCATGTCAGCAAATCCTGTTATTCTACTTACTAAAGACTCTATTCTACCTTCGTACATTCTAGGTGCACAGATAGCATAGTTCATTTTAACTTTTGTATAATCACTCTTTGGACGCATCATGTTTTTAGACATTTCCCATTTAAGCAATTTTTTTGTACCTAAAACTATAGCGCCATCATATAGACATTCTATTTTTCTAGATTCTGTAGAGAAATTTTGATTTGGTTGAGGATTGAAATTATCATTTTTTGGAATAGCTTTGTCTGCTCCAGTAGCTGTTTCTTTTATTTTATAAACCTCACTCATATAACTTTTATAATTAAAGTATAAAACTTTAACTTTATTGTTATCATTGTTTCCTTCTCTATAATTGTTTCTATTATATTTACCGTGATTTTGATTATTAAATTTAGAAATCTCTTCTAAATCTTCTTGAGTTAAGTGTGGAAATTGTTTTACAAGTTCATTAAGAGGTATTGTTTTGACTTCTCCAACGTAATATATATCTTCAAAATAAGGAGATTCAGTGTATGAATAAACTAGATTCGCTGGGTCAACATAATCTATTGTAACACCCTCCGAAGTGTTAAATGATGTTTTTACCGCACCTATTCCCAATATAGTTATGTCATAATAAAATCTCTTCATAACTAAATCGTATCTATTGCCCTCCATTAAAGTACGAATAGCTTGTTCCTCTGCTATTTCTACAGCTTGTTTATAGTTTAACTGCATGTGTAAATCTAGTTCTTCTTGCGAATCAGGTAGCAAATCAGGATTTTTGTTAAACAAGTCCATACCAAACTTTTCTTTAACAAACATTTTAAGGTCCTTTGCTCTCATGTCCTCCATAACCTTATCCATGTATTGCGTTCTCTTACTAACACCAAAAGGATCTTGAGAAAAAACTTTAATGTCATACATTCTTTCTGCAATACCATTAACAACGATATCAACAAATTTAGGTATAATTGGAACTGGTTTCCAATCTAAGTTTAAATAAGACAAGTCACCGTTTATAGATAGTTCATCTTTATATTTTTGTATTCCTTGCTCGCCTCTAGCATATAATCTAAGATTATGAAAATTATTTCTATTATGAATATATCTATTAGAATAGTTATCTTTATCAAACCATTCCCCTTCTATAGCTTTCGCTACCTTGAGCCCATACTCATAACTTAATTTTTCTGCATCACTAACTACTTGGTTTGGAAATTGCCTCATATTATTCTTTTATTATTCTTGAAACACCGCCAGCATTATTATATTTAGCGATGTGTACATTTAATTTTGGTTTTTCAATTTTAGCGTTAGGTCTATATAAGTGTCTATTACAAGCCATAATAGCTAAACCACTACTAATAGTAGCGTCAAATTTCGTTCTCTTTGTTATATCAAATCTAGCCCAATCATTTAGCGTTTTATTAAAATATATATTACCATAGTTTCCATCGTTTAAATGACCAACGTGTTGTTGTATATACATTTCAATAGCCGCGGCGTGTGCTTGTTTTATATCTTCACTAGAGTTTGGTATACCACCTATCTCTCTTTCTGCTACAGATAGTTTATTCCAAAGTTTGTCTGGTCTATTCATAGAATAACCTCTATAGCCTCTTCTTCTTAAATAGTATAATAATCTAGGTTTGTTATTCTCTGCTAATATCGGCATACCATAAAACACTAACGCCATTAATACATCTTCAAAAAATATTTCAGCAGTTTGTGGTCTAGCTATATACTCTAAGAAAAAGTGGTTTGGTGGACAATCTTCCATACTAAATTTAGTAAGACCGTGTAGTGCTCCATTAGAACCTCTTCTGTCAACTGTTCCTGATATATCATAACTGTCACAACCAAAAGCCCCCATGTGTTCATTAGCAGGATATTTTACACCGTTTTTAACTATGCTATTATTTTGCATGTGTTGAGGTGGAAACCAACTTACGTTAAATCTTCCTTTGGGATCTGGATAAAATATAACTTGTGTATCTTTAATACCGTTAACCCATTGAAAGTTCCCTGTACTTATATTACCTTGTGATCCTATACCATCGTTATAATCTACCTGTTCGTATATTTTAACTAGATTAAATATACTGTTTAAAGCCTCGTCTCTAAACGCGTGTTCTGTAGTTCTTGGAAACTGTCTATAAAACTCATTTAAAGCATCGTGGTCTGATTTTAAACCTTCAGCCTCGTTGTTCCAATGTTCTATTATTCCTACATCTATTAGTTCACCGTCTGGGTCGAAGACGTCTGTGTTAGGATTATCAAATACTGGAAGTCCGTACTCATCAATAAATCCTTCGTAGTTCCATTCCATTGGGATAAACAGAGAGTATAAACCAGATTTTGTCTGACCATTTCTATTTCTCTGAGTGACATCGGATGCTTCGTATAGTTTTTTAAAATTGTCTCCACCTTTATCTAATGCATTTGAAGTAGAGCCCATCATACACTTACCAACGATTCTACTACCTAATCGTAAACATGTTTTTGTAACTCTCCAGTTGTTTAATATATTATCAGGTCTCTCCCATTTACCACTTTCGTCGTGTACTAATAAATTAAGTTTTTCACCGTCGTAACTATTATCTCCTGTGTTCTTCCAATCTATAGTAGTATCTAAACCCTGTATGTCTTCTAATTGTTCGTTAGATGTTATCTTTTTTCTTGTAAATTTACTAGCTGGAACTCTATATGCTAATTCTGTTTTAGGTCGATCCATACCATCTTGAATCGGTTTGAAAAAGAATGGGTAGTTTATACTAATTGGGACGACCTTGTCAGTAAACATTTTCTTAGCATCTGCACCTGTTTTAGAAAGTATACCATATCTACTATCACTTGAAATAGTGGCTAAATTAACTGTTTCGGCACTCGACATAAAAGAAAATCCAGATCTACGGTTTTTAAGGTAACACATTCCGTAACATCTTTTATCCGCTTTACAAGCCTCCCAGAATATATAAAACAATCTATTTGCTTCTCTATAATCTGGAGCACCAACATCAATTTTACTCCATTGTAGATACATATAGTGCGTACCGGTTATCCAGGTTGGTTTACCATTGTTCATAAACCAGAAACCCTCTTCTCGACGTTTAAATTCCTCGTCTATATAATCGTACCA